CACGAGAGGACTCATCCTCCCAAAACCGAAGCAATCGGAAGTGGAGGAAGAGTGTCGCTCCGCCTCGGAACGATTGCGCGATCCAGCGCCTTTACCGCCGAAGACCATCCTGGACAAACTTGAAAAGTTCATCGGAATGGTCTTCAAAGGGAAGAAACTCACCCGGATGGATGAGCGTACTATCCCTATCCCCGGAGGGAGTGCCTGCTATGAGCAGTCAATCCAGAAGGGGGGCAGTGCGTACGTCTACAAGATGTACACCTCCCGCTCTCCAAAAGAGCGGGAGCAAGACGCAAGGAATCGCGCGATCACGCGTCTGACGGCGAAATGGACAGAGGTGTCCTACGAAGGTGGCAACCCAGAATACTCAGGTCTTCCGATCCCTTGGGGGGATCAGGAAGATATCACTGAGGATTACATCCGGGAATGCACCGAAGGACTCTGGGATTCACACCCAGCACTCATCTCCGAAGAGAGACGAGCCCTCATGTTCACACGTCGCCGTCGTACCGCAGCCGAACATTTCCGTGCCTGCCTCCTGGAGTCAAAGAACCACAGGGTGGGCAGGCTGGCGCCTATTATCACGCCAGACGGAAAAATCCGAGTCGCCTCTGTGCACTCAGCTCCTGTATCGTGGGCCGCTCGAGCGATGACCAAGGTACTGTTACCCTTATTGAAGGGGTTCGCAGTAACTAAGGACATCTTGCGGAACGAAGAAGTTGAGTTAGAGGCGCCGGCGATCTGGGATGCAGAGTCCCTGATCGTTTATTCGGCTGATCTCTCGAAGAGCACAGATCCGATCTCGATCGAGTTGAGTCGCTTCGTCTTGGACAAAGTCACCGCCATCACTGGAAAACCAGAATGGTGGGACGATGCCCTCGAAGGAACGATCAACACTCACGAGATCGAGTTCCCGAACAGCGATGAGAAATTCATCTCTCGCTGTGGAGCACTGATGGGTCTCGGCCCAGGATGGTTCGTCCTGTGCGTCGTAAACGCCTTCTGTGCATTCCTTTCGGGAGCCTCGAAGAAGTCGTTCGCCGTATGTGGCGACGACCTCATCGGACTGTGGCCCTCGAGAGTGGCTGACGCGTACGAGCACAACTTGAGAGTTATGGGGCTAGTTCCCAACACCAGTAAATCGTTCCGGAGTGAACGATACGGTGTCTTCTGCGAACGTCTGGTAGAACGTCGCGGAACCCGTGCCCGGTCTCAAGCCATGCTACGTATTGGCGAGGCCACAGCTGCCAAGGCGAGAGCGAACTTCAATGAACTCTCTGTCGTAGACCCGCTCACAAGGAGCCATAGGAACGAAATCCTATCTGGTCTAGCGCAGAGAGTCGCGAAGGGTTTGTGCTTTCCGGACGCCCTCCCCGGACCACTAGGAAGTGGAGGAGGAGGGTATGGGAAAGCTACCGTAGAGACGGTAATCTCCTACATCAAATACGGGCCAATCCAATTGACCCGTCATGCCAGCAGAATTGCTGACGATGAGGAGATAACAAACCTTCGCGCTTCATTGAGAGTTCTCAAACCGGCACCGGGGGCACGCACGATCTCGACCGATAAAGTCTTGACCGAGGCACAACGGATGCAGAATGCTGCGTGGAATGCGAAGCATGCTGCAGTCCGTCCACCACCTTCGAAGCGACAACGACGTGATCTTCGCCTGGAACTCAAAAAGAGAGCCAGGGTCACGAGAGACATCATGGTCGCTGCCGAAGGCCGTTACCTGCGGGCGGTTCGTCTCGCTCTTGACGGCAAACCATATATTCTTCCGCGCCGACGACTTTTATGTCAGCTAGAACGTCTCACGCGTCACCGGAGATGGGATTTGTGCTTAGCACTCCTCCACAAATCATGGGACGTCAACGTTCATATGGAAGAAGCATTGGCTTGCCTTAAGACTACGATTCGCGCTGCCAAGACGCAGACTGAGGTTATTAACCTCAACCTACAGCCCACGCTTGGAGCGTGGAGCGTTCCTATCCCTCGAAAGAGGGAACAATCAACCTCGCAAGGTTGAGGGGGA